ACCGCCAAAAGTACCGATAAGTGCCAATCCACCAGAAATAAGTGCAGAAATCACGCTTGAATCCGTATCCATCACTCCTTGATTTTTATCAATGTATTGCTATCAATAGCGAAGTAGGATTGGTTCCTGAACTTTTTATAGTTCCAGTTTTTATCATACCTGCGTCAATACTTCCAGAGGAAATTTGACCAGCGTCAAGAGTGCCTGTCTTAATGGCATTTCCATTTAATGTACCAGCAATAATGGTATTACCATTTAATGTATTTGCTTTTATAGTATCTCCATCAAGAGTACCTGTTTTAATAGCTTCGCCACTCAGCGTGTCTGCTTTTATAGTATTACCATTTAAAGTGCCTGACTTAATGAGATTTGCGTTTAAAGTTCCTGCGTTTATCCAATCGGCAACTATACCTTCTGTTGCAAGGATTTTTAAAACAGCATTTCCATTTTTATCAACTCCTGCTATATATGTCTTTCCACCGTCAGATGATATAAAAATACCGTCAACAGTCTTTTTCCATATTGTTTTGCTATCGGATAAATTCTCTTTATCGTGCATATAACAAATAATTGAGCCGTCATCTTGGCTTTCTATTGTTTCATAATAACCCATAGCATTTGTTGCAAGCTGATTCATCTGCTGCACTCTGATGTCATACTCGGATATTTGCATTTCCGCTTGCTTTTTAGCCATAGCAATTATTGTAGCCGACTGACTTCCTCCGGCACGATTCTTTTCGTTGAATGTTTCTGCGTCACAAGCTATCTGCATTTTATTGTCAATGTTAAAAGTAACGCTTGTAATATATGTCTTGTAAGCATTTCCGCTGTAATCATATATGGTAACAATATCTCCCGCCTCTATTGACGGGTCGGAAAGTATCTCTCCCTCGAAAGGCGTTATCGTTTTTTCAAGGATATTGTTAGTAAAGGCTTGAGATAATGTATTAACAGCACCTTGTGCAAGCGGATTATCTTCTATATTCACTGCGTAACCGCTATGACCGATTATGTAAGTCTTAGAATCCTCATCTGCTGTGGTAATCAACGCACAAGTAACCGTAACACCATCTGATATTTTCTGTCTTTCAATAATTTCTCTGTTGGTATCTTCGTACCACCTCATATGTGCAATACCGTCTACGTCGATTCGCACAAAGCAACAAGCTAATTGTGCAACATAAGATATAATATCTCTATATGTTGTATTTTCATTTATGAAATCTTTACTTTGTACATAAAATGTACTATTTGGAAAGACAAGCGAAGCATAAGGTACTCCGCAGGCTGTACAAGCGTCGCTGAATATCGACAAAAGCATTTGTGGAAATCTCAAGCTTGAATTATAAGGTTTATCAAACTTAGACATTGCGTCATAAGCTACAATCGAAACGAAATTTTCATTTTCAGTAATTTCCTCTGTGTAATAGATACCTTTCTTTATCCATTCGGTCTTTGTTGTACCGTCGTATTTTTGCTCAATTACTAAGCCTATCCTGACATCAAACTTTGCATTTGAAAAATCTATATCAGAAAGCTGCTTATTACTGTTGTCAAGTTCGAGCACAAGCTCTTTGATGATAGCACAGCCTACATCAAAACTGCCCTCATTAGATGTTGCGTCATTGATTTTTAAGCCGTTCTGCATTATGTCGCTATCGGTAAATATTTTTTGTGTGTTATCTGGAAAAGTACATATAACCTTTGCTTTAAAAGTTCTGCCTGACTGCTTAACCAACTCTTTATATTCTGATGATGTATTTTGCAACTATGACACCTCACATTTCTATAAAACTACACGATACATTCGTAACTCTTTGTGTTCCATCAGTCCAAAAGCTGTAATCTGCTGACATATCACCCGTATAAAATCGCCCTGTCATATATCCACCCGACATTATGTCTGGATATGTAAGCATTACAACTGCACCCTTGTTTTTGCAAAAATTTGCAAGCTTAGAAGCCTCTACCCACGAAAGCATGGTCCAAGTAAAGCTTAGAGTACGTTTCTGTGCAATAATATCCTTTGACATTGAACCGTCACGAGTAGAGCGACCGCTCTCATCACTTGATAAGTCTGATAACTGCCAAGTACAACCTGTCGGAGAACTCATTTCAATACCGTTTATTTTAAACATTCAAAGCACCTCCATAACGCCTATTTTTCCTCTTACGAACCTTAACAATTTTTCTTTCTATAAGCTCGCTATCAAGATATGTATTGTTTACATACTGCGTTTCTTCGCTATTGAGCAAATCATATATTTTCTGCAACATTCTAATAACTCTTTCATAACAGACAGTTGTTTGCTGAGTTTCCGCTATCATACCTTTAAGTTTTGAAAGCGGAGAGATAACCTCAGGGTCACTTGAAGCGTTAGGGTTATCACCGACCATAGCTAAAGTCGGAGCAGTCGCCAAGCCACCTTTGGCGAGCTTAGGTATCTGAGGAACAGGGATTTCATTCAGCCAATCGAACGGCTTCCAACCCCAGAAATCCAATCCTTTTATGGTTCTTAAGGCAGTGTTTATGCCATTGAAAGGCTGAGCGACTACCCAGTTTAAACCGTCGATAATGCCGTTTACAACAAATTTAAATGCACTTAGAATACCGTCCTTAATACCGTCAAAGATTTTTCCGCCGATTGAAAATACATTCTTAATGCCTTCCCACGCTCCAGAAAATACATTTTTAAACCAGTCAGTAACATGGGAAAACGCTCCTTGAATACCTTTCCAAATGCCACCAAAGAAATCTGATACGCCATTCCAAGCATTTTTTACACCGTTCCAAGCATTAGTAAATGCGTCACTAAACCAAGTACCGACAGCGGAAAAAGCGCCGCATATACCGTTCCATACTCCGCCGAAAAATTCTCCCGTTGCGTTCCACGCTGTGCATACACCATTCCAAGCATTAGTAAATGCGTCACTAAACCAAGTGCCAACAGAGCTGAAAACATTACAAATACCGTCCCATATTCCTTGAAAGAACTCAACTACCGTATTCCAGACGGCACAAATACCGTCCCATGCACTTGTGAAAAAGCCCGATATTGCGTTCCATACTGTTTCAGCAACGCTGCATATGCCGTTCCAAACTGTTGTCCAACCGTCTCTGAACCATTCGCAGTTGTTCCATAACCAAGTTATAGCTGTCACGACCGCCGTTATAGCCGCAATTATCACACCGAATGGATTTGCATTAAGAACTAAATTCAATGCTTTCTGCACAGCGGTAAACGCTGTAACAACATTTTTAGCTATGTTAAGATTTTTGATGAATGAAACAATCTTTGATACTGCAAACGCTGTACCTATTGCTACACCTAAAGCTGTAATTACATCAACTGCATACTCATTTCCTGCTATCCAGTTCAAAGCGTCACCTATTGCTTTAAGTACAGTTACAATAACTCCACCTGTCCATTTTGCTATAGGTTTCAAGAAGTTCTCAAATAACCAATCAAATGTCGGTTTAACTTTTTCTATAACCCCATTAAGAATAGATATAGCATTTGCAAGAATACTCAGAAATATAGGTACAATCTCATTCATTACCCAAGCTCCAAGCGGAGTAAGAACATTTTCCCAAAACCACAGCAAACCCTCACCGACATTCTCAGCAAATGGTTCTAACGCCTTCCATAATTCATCGAGAGCGGAATTGATTTTACCCCAATCAATATTAGACATCATCAATGTGATTGCATCTATAAACCGAGGTAAACCCTCACCGAGTACCCACTTACCAATAGGTTTTAAGAAATCATTATAGAAATCTTTTAACCCCTCCCAAGCGAACTTTCCAAGTTTGTCAAACTGTTCCTTTAATCTGCCAAGTGATTTTTTTACAGGCTCTATTGCTCTATTGATTTTCTCAAAAACTTTTTTAACCGTATCACCGAATTTATTGTAAGCGCTTTCATCAGATTTCAGACCTGAAGCTGATGAAGCAATAGGTGTCACCGTGTTATTTGTGGTATTAGAAGTCACATTATCATCAGACTTACTTGTATCCGCACTCAAAATATTCAGCTGGTCAAAGCCTGCAACTGCTTTTTTGAGTTTTTCTGCCGCTTTTGTGCTTTTATTCAGATTGTCAGTAGATTCAGCAGCACTACTCGACAATGCTCCAGTAGAATTTGCCGCACTTGATACAGAAGCTGTTACAGCATTATTGCCACCCCAGCCAAACATTTCACTAAGAGCATTAGAAGCCATTTTTGCATATTCTGTAAGCGTTTGAATTGCTGATGTGAGATTTTGCACAATAGCTGTTGCCGCTTGTAATATAGGCTGTCCTATAACAGCAAGCAATTGATTCCAAGCCTCTTTTAAGTTACCTGTTACATTCTCCCAGCCGTCCGCTTCTCGTGCCGCCTGCCCCATAGCACCTGAAAGCTGGTTAGCGTCTTTGACCATTTGCAAAAGTGTAAGCTGTTTCTGCGATTCTGATAAATCCTGAAATGATTTACCATACAGCTTATTTGCGGCAGTATTTCGAGTTGTTTCTGTACAGGACAAACCGAGAGCTGCGTCGTTTTCATAGTTGCCTTTGAGGAATGATTTCAGGCTTTCTGCGGTATCTTCAAGTGAACGGTCATAATATGCCGCACTATCTGCTGTGACCTGCAAAGCCTCTTCCATCATCGAAAGAGCGTTTGCAGAATCCATTCCAGTAGTTTTTGCAAAAGCATAAATACTCGTTCCTACGCCTTGCAAGCGTGACTGAACTATACCGCTTGAATCTGCAACTCTTTTCATAGCTGCTTCGGCATTGCCTTGTAAATTACCGAAAGTTTGCGAAAGCTGAGAGTTTGCGGCATTAACACTTGCCGCTGATTCAACGCAATCTTTACCGAACTTTACAACCGCCGCAGCACTGAAAGCCGCAGCCGCCACTCCTGCTATTTTTTTTAAAGCTCCACTAAAAGAGCTTTTCATAGATTTAGCCGCATTATCAGCAGTCTTGTTTAAATTTTTTAATGACTTTCTGAATTTACCTGAATCAAGATTCAGTTCAAGAGCTATCTGACCTACTATATCACTCAATATAATTCCTCCTTTCGCCTAAAAATTCGCATAATAAAAGCGTACACCATTTCTGATGTACGCTTAGATATTAAGCAGTGATTATAAAGCAATAATAATCATTAAAATAAAAACAACTATTAAACTTATTAAGACAGTAGCGATTATATTATCTCGTCTTTTCTTCTTTTTGACTATTTCAGAACGAAGTCTACCACATTTTGGACAAACTTTCATATCAAATGTAAGCATTTGCTTGCATTTACATTTGATTGGTTTTAAATTTTTTTCTTCTTTATATAATTCGTAAATTATAGAATTATAATTTAAATCTATATTGCGGATTTTCTCCTTTCTTATTTTTTCGTTTGAAATACGTTTTGCGGACTCTATTTCTTTTTGCATATTTGCTTTTGTACCTTTAATAAGCATTTGCAAAATTTGTTCGTGTTCGGTTAACGAAAAATTATATAAATTCTTAAGCCATTCTTTATTAAAATCTAATTTTCCAGTGAGATACGAAGAAATACTCAAAAGTAATAAATTATTTTCAGATGCTTCAATATTGCATATCTTTTCATAATATTTGTGAACTGTTTCATAATCATTATTATTGATAGCATTATTGATAATATTATTATAAGATATAATCTTATCTGAATTATCAATTCGTCTTTGTGTTATAAAATCTTTAATCAATATAGGAGTACCACAATACTGACAAAAGATTTTCATGTTTGTTGAATCACATTCTAAACTTGCACCGCATTGAGGACAAGTTAAAGCAATTAAATCTTTTGGCATAGTCTACACATCCTTCGCAATTAACAAATTTTGATTTTAATTTTGCTGATTTCCTGTATAACGACTTACTACATCTATAAGTTTATCTCTATATAAATACAAATCGTTTGAAGATTGAATATAAATCTTTTCATATTTTTTATCTTCCATAGGAATGAATAATTGCTTATTTTTCTTATCAAGATTTACTCTACATATTGTTTTTTTGATATTTCCTTTATACAAAATGCCAAAATAACTTTCAGTATCCTTATATGTAACATCCTCAACGGGTAGTATTCCTGCAAGTATACCTCTAATTATATAGAAAGCTTCAATTTCATCCTCTGTTGTAACAATTTTTGAGGCAGGCTCATCAACAATTTCTTCAATCTGTGGTTCAACGTTTACTTTTTCTGCATTTGGCTCGCTTGTCAATGCTGCTGAGATTTTATCATTTACCATCTCATTCACAAACGATGAAAATGCTCTTTTTATAACTGGCGTAAACTTTTCTATTACTTTTTGATTTTTTTGACCATCATAAATCTTATTAAGCATAAATTTAACAAATGTTTCAGATGGATTTTCATATTCAGAAGCAAGAACATTTTTAATTAGAGAACTGAACTTTAGTTCTTCCGCAGTGCTAAAAATTTTATCGCAATCAAAACTATCTTTACAGAACTTTTTCAACTGATTTATATAAGTTTCTTTAATATTACGCATATCAATTTCTAAAAATGGTGTTAAATCCATTTTATTAGCTTCTTCTAAATCGGTATAAAATTTATAAACAATCCCGTTTGTTAGAATACCAAATTTAGCTGTAGTTGTACTAAAATATCTAAACAGCTGTGATGAATGTTTATCAAGTGGTTCAGTGCAACTTTTACATTCGATAAGAATCGTTGGATTTCCACCTTGAAGTATTGCATAGTCTACTTTTTCGCCTTTTTTTATTCCCACATCAGCAGTATATTCAGGACAAAATTCAAGTGGATTAAATACATCGTAACCTAAGATTTGAAATAAAGGTACTATTAAAGACATTTTTGTAGATTCTTCCGTTAACGCAGTATCTTTAATCTTAACAACCCTTTCTGAAAACTGTTTGATTTTATCATTAAACTCCATTTCACACAACCTCCTGAGAATTTTGTAATTATTTGTCAAAATATTATCATAAATCACAAATTTTTTCAAGAGTTTTGTCAAATATTTTATTTAGCCGCTGATATAAACATCTGTTTAAATTGCTCAAGAGCCATAGCTGAATCCTGTTGAGTAACTTGCTTAGCTCTGCGGTTTCGCCAATCTGAACGGATTTTCTTTTGATGTGCGGTGAAGTACTTTAGCCTTTCT